AAGGTATTAAAGAAGGTAGTGCCGAATTTAAAGCTATTTATGCTAAAAAGTTTAAAGAAGCTAAAGCTAAAGGTCAAAAAAGAATAAGCATTAATAATATTTTAAAGAAATCTCCTGATGGTAAAGGTCATCAAGATACACCTAAAAAAGCTTTTTATATGATTGAAAGAAGTGGTAGGGCAAAGAAAAAAGATTTAACAGGTCTTACTGCTAAACAAAAGATGGAAAGAAAAGCTTTAATATCTGATGCATCTAAAAAGATGAAAGGCAAAAGAAGAGATACTGAAGGTACGGGTGAAAAAGGAGCAACAGTTATATTAGCTGATAAAGTTCAATCCCTTAGTCCTAAAGCTAAAGGAAAGTCTCCTGCTCAAATAATAAAAGAAGGAAGAGTAAGTCCTGTTACTCGTAGATATGGTAATCCTAATCTTATAGAAAGAATGGATGCTGCTAGTCTTCCAAAGTTAAGTAAAGAAGCAAGACGTATGAGAAGAATGGCTCAGTTAAAAGTTCTTCCTAAAAACTTTTTTAGAACTAAAACAGAAGAGTTAGATGTTATAAGAGGTGATATACCTCCAAGACTTACTTCTTCTCAGATAGCTAAAGAGTTTAGAGAAAATGTTTTACGAGCAACTAAAAAAGTTAAAACTGATGAAGGTGTTAAAAAAGTAACAGAACTTGCAGTTCCTGCTTCACAAGAAATTAAAAAGTTTCCTAAAAGAAAAACATTAAGTGTAGGTGATAAATTAAAAGGTACACTTGCAACTGAAAGAAATATTAAAAAACAAATTCTTAAAATTAATAAGGGTGACTTTGGAGGACCTAATAAAAGTTTTGCAGATAAATTAGTTGCTAAACAAGGTAAACCAAAAATAACAACTAAGACAATGTATTCTCAAAAAGAGTTAGATGCAATGTCTCCTGAAATAAGAAAAAGAAAAACTGTTAAAGGTTTATTAGAAAATCAAAAAACTTTTAGTAAAGTAGAATTTAAAAGATTAAATGAAGCTTTAAGTAAAGCAGAAAAAAGTCTTATGTCTAATCCTGCAAAGGCAACTCTAAATGATTTAAAAAACAGACCTTTAATTAAAAATGCTACTAAAGGAAGTAACTATGGTAGGATTAAAAATAGAATTAGCAAACTAATTGAAAAGCAAAAAGAACTTAAACCTAAGTTAATAGGTAGCTTAAAAATGAAGCTTGATAATCTAAATAAAAATAAACCTGCAGCTAAAGGTGTAAAAGAAAAGTTTGGTGTAATACCTAGAAAGAAGGGTGGTATGCTTAACTATAAAGCAGGTACAAAAAGAAAAACTGTAGGTAAAAGTTCTAAACCAAAACTAGGTAAGTTTAAGGGTGCAATGCTTTCTCTTATGCCTATGGGTGTCTATGATAGTATTGATATGATAGATACTGCAATTAGAACAGGACTACCAATTAAAACAGGAACAGGTAAGAATACTATACGAGGTATTGGTAGAGCAATGCGTGGTCATGGTAAGGCACTAACAGGGAGAAAAAAATAATGGCAGTTAAAAAAATACTTACACTAGGTAAGTCTCTTAAAGAAAATATAGATGATGCCTATGAAAAATTTGTTACAGGTGGTGGTAGTAAAGGTAAAAAAATTACTATACAAAAAAAAGATATAGATAAAAAAATTACTAAACAAAAACAAGTTAGTAAAAAAGCAGAAAACTTAGCAAATAAACAAAAGAAAACTAAAAAAGTAAAAAAAGAAAATGTTTTATCAAAAGATAAACAAGTTAATAAAGCAAAACAAAATAGAAAAGCAAAACAACAAAAGTCTAAAAAACAAAGTACTGACTTAGTTCCTACAGGTCAAAGTAAAACAATTAAAGAAACTGTTAATCCTAAAAAGATAAAACAAAATTTTAAAACTGTGGGTAAACCTGTAGATAAAACTTCTAAAGTAAAAAAACCTAAAAAGCAAAGTACTGCTTTAGTTACAGTTCCTAAACCTAAAGTTCCTAAATCAAGTTTACTTAATAGAAGTAAAGATTTTATAAAAAGAAATAAAGGTAAGATTGCATTAGGTGCAGGTGCAGCATTACTTCCTTTTGCAATAGGAACAGATAAAAATATAGGTGAAGGTAAGAATATTGGTGGAGGTAATAAGGATAAAAAACCTAAAAAAGATTTTACTCCTAAAATAAAAAAACCTACTACACCTGAAGTAAAAATAAAAAAGTTACCTAAAACTAAATCTAATGACTACACAGGTAGGTTTATAGATAAGAAGGGTAATGTTGCCTATGATAGTGCATCAGATTTTTTTGCACATATGTTTGGCACTCCTAAGAAAAGAAAGATGCCTAAGAAAACTGCAAGAATAATAGGTACAGGTGATAAACTAAAAAGAAAAGATGCAGATAAAAAAGGTGCAGGTAAGGGTGTAAAGTTTAAGGCATTTAAGTCAGGTACTAAGGATAAGACTATAGGTAAACCTATGTCACCTAAAGATGCTTTAAATAAAAAGTTTAAAGATAAGGCTACAATGTATAAACTTATTATGGGTATGACTAATAAAAAACCTACAAGAAAAAAAACTATGGTTGAAAAGATTTTTGGTGGAGGTCCTGATGAAGCTTATAGATTAAAAAAAGGTCAGATAGCACAAGGAGCAAATAAACAAGCACGAAAAGAAATGAAAAAAGAATATCCTACATTAATGAAAAGGATAACTAAAAAGTCTGCAGGTAAAACTGTAGGTCTTAAAAACTTACCACCTAAAGCAGAAAATCCGGGTATACATATGTTACCTGCAAAAGCTAAAATGAATATGGGGTTTAAGCCTATGTTTGGTGGTGGTCTTATTGCAAGTTTTTATGACAAACCTGAAAAGATTGAAAAATATAAAGGTAATACAACTTCTGCAAGACAGGTAAAAGGTTATGGAAAAGCAAAAAAGAAAGCTTAAAAAAGTTATTAAAGGATTAAGTAAGGCATCTAAGACTCATGCTAAACAAGCTAAAACTTTAAAGAGTATGTTACGTAATGGTAAAAAGAAAAGACCCTAAATTAGGCACAGGTAAAAAACCTAAAGGTTCAGGTAGAAGGTTATATACAGATGAAAATCCTAAAGACACTGTTAGCATCAAGTTTGCCACAGTTGCAGATGCCAAAAACACCATTGCAAAAGTTAAAAGAATTAATAAACCATTTGCGAGAAAGATACAGATACTTACAGTCCTTGAACAACGAGCCAAAGTATCTGGGAAGAAAGAACAAGCAAGACTTGCCAAAGCAGGAAAAGAACAAATAAGAAGGAAACATAATAAAACATGATAGAGTTTGTGTTAGTGTTTATGATGGGAATAAGAGTAGTAGACCAAACACAAACTTTCCAAGACATAGATAGATGCCTATACTTTGCAGAGAGATTAACAAGTCAACCTACAATACCTCAAAGGGAAGGACCTAATTTAAAAATAACTGCATATTGCAAACCAATAAGGAAAAGATAATGTTAGCAGAACTAGCAGCAGCAAATGCAGCTTTTAGTGTAATAAAAAGTTTTGTATCTAATGGTAAAGAACTTACAGGTTGTGCTAAACAAATATCTGACTTTCAAAAGAACAAATAGAAAAGAAAGCTAAAAAACAAAAATCTAAAGGTGGTGGTTCTGATTTAGAAGAGTTTATGGCTCTTGAGCAAATAAAAGAAAAAGAAAATGAATTAAAACAAATAATGATATATGTAGGTAGACCCGGATTGTGGCAAGATTGGCAACAATTTCAAGCAGAAGCAAGAAAGTCTAGACGTTATCAAGAAAAGATGGCAGAAAAACGTAAACAAGAATTAATAGAATATATGGGATATGGTATAGCTTTTATATTTGTATTATTTTTTGCAGGATTACTAGCTTGGGTTGTTGGCAAATGGACAGGAAAATTTTAACACCTTGTATAGGAGTATGTAAGTTAGTAGATAATATCTGCATAGGATGCAAAAGAACAATAAAAGAAATTAAGGAAGCATATGATAAATTGGTTGTTAAAAATAATAAAATGTAATAATATAATAGGTATAAATTCTAGTAAAGAGTTAGCTAAACATAGACTATATACAACTAAATACGAAGATTTATGTATGTAAAAGGAGAATATAATGGCAATACCAAAAAAGAAAAAATCAACAAGTAAGTCACCTAAACCAAAAAACCCTGCATTATATTCAAGGGTAAAATCAGAAGCTAAAAGAAAATTTTCAACGTATCCCAGTGCATATGCAAATGCATGGCTTGTACGTACATATAAGAAACGTGGTGGAACTTACTAATGGCAAAGCCTAAGAATAGTGGCTTAACTAAATGGTTTAAAGAAGATTGGCGAGATGTTAAGACAGGTAAAAAATGTGGAAGGTCAGGTAAAGATAAAAAGTCTAGACCTTATCCTGCCTGTAGACCAAAAGCAGTTGCAGGTAAAATAAGTAAACAAGAAGCAAAGAAAAAGACAGGACCTAGTAAAGTTAAATGGTCAGTAACTGCTTCAGGAAGAAGAAGAAAAACTACTAAAATTAAAAAGAGGATAGCATGAGTAAATATCCGGGAGTAAAAAGATTACCATCAGGAGGTATAGAATATCGTGGAAAAAAATTTGCAGGATTTAATAAACCTAAAAGGTCTGACAGACCGGGTAAAAAAGGTATGGTCTTGGCTAAAGAAGGTGAAAGAATCAAGCTTATACATTATGGCGATTCATCAATGGGTCATAATTATTCAAAGGAAGCTAGGAAGAGTTTTAAAGCTCGTCATGCTAAAAATATACAAAAGGGTAAAATGTCAGCAGCTTATTGGGCAGATAAAAAATTATGGGCAGGAAAAAGTGGAAGCAAAAAAGCACCACCAAAAACTCAAAAACACACAAAGGGAATCAGAAGAGCATAAAAGAAAATGGTATGATTGGTTAAGAGGTAAGTAATGGCTATAGGTAGAAGTAGTATATCACAACAAATTAAAAAACCTAATACTAAAAAGATAAAAAAAAGAAAGATTAAAAAGAAATGAGTACATCGGGTACATATAATTTTTCTATGGATATTGATGAGGTTATCCAAGAAGCAATGGAAATGATAGGTGGTGAACCTACTCTTGGACTTGAACCAAGGTCTGCAAGAAGGTCAATTAATTTATTAC